CATAACCAACCATTTCATTTTAAAGTCGTCTACGTCCATTCTAAAAGCAACTAATTCGTTACCTAATATTCTTACAGCAAGTTCGAGCTTGCCTTTATCATCTTGTTCTGCCATAGTGAACTCCTATTATATGTATATTTATTGTAAAAAGCCATAAAAAAAGACGCTCCTAAGAGCGCCTTAATTTATTAAACTGTTGTTTAGTATTAGAAGCTAAACGATGCTGTTACGCTAGGAGTAAGTTCCTCTGCGTCTAAGTCATAATTTGCTTTTGGTTCAATTACAAGTCCGTTAACGTCCCACTCGTATCCTGCACCCACGTTACGTGCAAGCTCGTCTTCGTCACCATTAATATATGCTGTTAGGCCGTTCATTGATGTATCAAATTCAAATGCAAACTTTTCAGCAGTTTCTGAATATGTTACTACACCGCCGACATTATCCATATCAACACGAGCACCTACTGTGTATGCTTCTGCATCTAAGTCATAATCAAATGCTAGTTCTGTTGCTAGTCCTTCGTCACCTAATGATAGTTTACCAGCTACTGCTGCAATGTCACTTACGTCATTTTTGAAATCACCAAATTCCATAGCAACACTTACATTATCTACATGTACTTGAATGCTTTCGTTCATTGTTGGGTTAGCCATTGTGTGCTCACCTTCTGCTTCGATCCAGATATCACCTTGATCACCAATTGAAGCAATAGCAGAACCTACTACTGTACCCATGTTCCATTCGTCAACACCAACGCTAGTGCCGTCTACTGACTGTAATGCAATGTTACCAAATGCGAAGCCTGTGTCTGCACCTAATCCTAGATCAAGTGTAGTTGTGCTTGTTATTTTGTCTGTTGTTTTGTCTTCTGTTAATTTAACTTCTACTCCACCTGTAAAGATGTTAGGAGATGTTACATCTTCGGCATAAGCCGAGCCTGCAACCATAATGGCTGCGATTGTACTAAATACTTTGCGCATAATATTTTCCTTCTTTTTTATTTGCGTACTAAAACGTGGACGGAATGATCAGTTTCGTCCACAATTTATTTATAGATATCAATTAATTTTTGTGCAGTCTTGATAACCCAATTACTACACTTGTTGTAAATGTGCAACGGTTTCTGTTGCTAGGTACCGTTGCCAACCCCGCATACCTAATTAGGCTGCAATTGCCATTGCTGGCGCATAATTGTCGTTTGCAATTATAAAGTTTGACCAATAACGCAGTCATCCGGTTAACTCCACTTCACTTTCACACCTGTCGATCCTAGTTCAGCCCCATAAGAAACACACTTATCTAAATGTGTTTATGGTGGAGCTGCGCGGTACTGCCCCGCGGTCCAGTATGTGTCTACGTTGCTTCAACGTCAACATATTATTTATAACATAGAATTAAAAGGTTGTCAATCTTTTTTTACCATTTGGTAGAATGAACACGTACCATTTGTCTTTGTGATTTAATTGCATTTAAGCAAGTCAAAATGCGTTTGGTTCGTGCAAAAGGACGGTCATAACCATTTTTAGTCTGCCAGGTTTTGTCTTGTTCCATTTGCTGAGATAATTGTTTAGATAATAATTCTTCTATAAACTTTAAATCATTTTCATCTAAGTTCTGTATCGCTTTTGATACCATTGTGAAATCTCCTATTATATGCTTGTTCAAATCCATCTTCATAATCATATAACGGAGCCCCATTGCACCCGTCTACCCAAAGTCTTTTAAAGTAACTGTCAGCTGAGTCAATTACAGTTTCCTCTGTTGTATTGATATGTCCTTTGACTAACCAAAACAAACGGTATGCTTCTTTGTGATGTTCTCTTTCACGTCGTGTCATACTGTATTTACAGATTCCTGCTATTATTGCGCTAACATAAGCCTATTACCAAATGCCTAGAGTTTTTCCATTGCCTGCTATTATCATAAAACAAGTTAATACATGTAATACAATCCAAAAGGTGCGAAAAGCCAGAGCCTTCCTTACATCGTCTTGTGTAATTGGAAGAAATTCTGGCTTATCGTCGTCGTTTATGCCGATAGGCATGCCAACAGTTCTAGCCCATAATTTAAGCCATCGCCGTTGTCCTTGCATTACATATCGTTCTTTTTGTCTTGTATTTCTTTACGGCGTTCTTTTGTAAGTTTACCAAGATCACCTAATGCTTTGCGAGCTCTAGCTGCCGCGGCTTTTACGCCTTTTTCTTCGAACGTTGCATGTTCTGCTAGATAGTTATTATATGCTTGTACTATTTCGTCGTGATTTGTCATTTTCTCTCCTTTTAATAATTAACCAATATAAACTGTAGATGCACTACCTGTTATACTGCCTGCATCACACGCATCAGTTTTACGTGCTGCTTTTTTATTAACAATATAAACTGTGCCACTTGATCCACTTATAGGTGCAGTGTGCGAAGCACAACTATCACCCGATGGTAGTTCATGTGATACAGTAAGGTCTGTGATTCTACAAGCTAATAGATTTTCAATGTAGACTGTTGATTGGCCAGGTGTTGCTAATGTTGTAGTGCCGTCACATCCGTGACCTGTTGCTACTGCATCAGTTTTTCTAGCCGCTAGTGGCATTAAATTGCTACTCCTGTGGTGCTTTTTGTATATTGTTTAGCCATTTCGGCATCAGTCTTATGTACAAAAATAACTGTACTTTTATTTATTTTAACCTTTGCATCTGCAGGAATAGTAAATGCAAATGGAGATAACCCCATGCCTTGTTCTGTTGCAATCAATGCTAAAGGTTTATATAAAGTAAGTTGAGTGTCATTTTCGTCTTCTAGACGTGCTACAATTTCTGAGCTATCAGTAAGTTTTATTGTAACTGTATCTAAATTTTTGTACGGTGTTTCGATTAACATTATAATGTATATCCTGTTCCTGTGTAGTTTGTTTCTTCTACATAACGTGTAAATTGTTCGTAGCCGCCTACTTTAAGGCCATTTACTACTATCTGTGGAAATGTACGTGCTTCTGGAAACTCTGCAAGCACTTCATCTCTGTCAAAGTCTTTTCCAAGTTCTCTGTATTCATATTGGAAGTTACGCTGTTCGCACAATGCTTTTGCTCTTGTACAACTTGGACATGCTGGCTTCCCCCAAATTAATATCATAAACTAAATCCTTTTAGTGCATCTTTATCTACGTCCTGCTTGATACCACCGATAACATAAGATTCAACTTCTGTCTCTTGTGGAGCAACTTGTAGCCCAGAGCTACTTAACCAATGTTGTGTCCAAGGTAATGGATTTGTATTTAATGGCTGATCAAAGATAGAGTTTAACCCAAGTGCTTTTAGTCTACGATTAGCAATGTATTCTACATATTGATTAAGCAATGTAGTATTAAGTCCAATCATAGAACCGTCTTTAAACAAATACTCTGCCCAGTCTTTTTCTTCTGCAACACATTCACGCCATAAGTCGTATACTTCTTCCTGACACTCTTTAGCAATCTGTGCCATCTCTGGATCGTCTTTGCCTTGAGCCCACAACTTCAATACGTGTGTGCTTAATGCTAGATGCTGTGCTTCATCGCGAGCAATAAGACTAATAATCTTTGCAGAGCCTTCCATTAGTTTTAGTTCGCCAAAGCCAAATGTACAAGCAAAACTTACATAGAAACGCAAGCCTTCTAGAATGTTTACAGTCATCATAGCAAGATACATTTTCTTCTTGACTTCATACATACTGCCTTCACCGCGGTGCATAAACGCATCAGCTGCATCGTTAAATGCATCATAGTGTTTGGTAACACTTGTTGCACGAGCAATAATCTTTTCATCATCTAGAATAGTGTCAAACACTTCTGCAGGGTCAGCGTACACGTTCTTCATAATATGTGTGTAGCTACGTGAATGAATTGTTTCAAAGAAATCCCAAGTAACAATACAGCCCTCTAGTTCAGGAAGTGAAACATGCGGCAAAAATGCTAGGCATGGGCCACGTCCTTGGACACTGTCAAGTAGTGTTTGATATTTTAAATTTGCAGTAAAAATGTGTTTCTGCTCTGGACGGAAATTAGCAAAGTCAGCACGGTCTTTTTGTAGACTAACTTCTTCCGGACGCCAAAAGTACCCAAGCATAGTTTGATTTAGTTTATCAAACACTGGAAACTTAAAAACATCATATCGTTGTGTGTTTTGATCTGCTCCAAAGAACATGTTTTGTTTTGTAAAATCAACCTTCTCTTGATTGAATACTGTTTTAGCCATTGGTTATCTCTTTCCTTGTGTCTGTGTAGTATATATTATTTTAGTGTGCATGTCAACCTAAATTGCACATGCATCACAAAATTCATCATCTTCGTCTGTTGCTAGTGTAGCAGGTTGCACTTCTGGCTGGTCATCACGCCAACCAATAGAATGTGCTGGTTCGTCCATGTCGCTTGGATCTTCTTTGTAATCATATGTGTTTTGATAGTATGAAGTCTTCCAACCATACTTATACGTGTTTAACAAGTCACCTATCATTACACTCATTGGTACTTCGTTGTCTGGGAAGTGTGTTGGGTTATAACTCCAGTTGCCACTGATTGCTTGATCAAAGAACTTCTGCATTACTGCGACAACATTGATATAACCTTCGTTGCTTGGCATATCCCATAGTAGTGTGTAGTTATTCTTTAATGACTGATATTGTGGAACAATCTGCTTAAGAGGCCCTTTCTTTGACTTCTTAACGGACAGGTAGCCTCTAGGTGGCTCGATTCCGTTTGTTGCGTTCGACACAACGGAACTGCTCTCCGAAGGCATTTGTGCGGACAAAGTGCTGTGCCTAAGTCCGAATTCCAATATGTCTTTCCTAAGAGATGCCCAATCATAATTAAGTTTGTTTTCCACTAATGTATCAACGTCCTTCTTATATGTATCAATAGGAAGGATCCCGTCTGAGTATTTAGTGCGATCAAAGTACTCACAAGCGCCTCTCTCCTGCGCTATTTTGTTGCTGGCTCTTAGTAGATAGTACTGAAATGCTTCTGATAAATCATGCACTAATTTCCATGCTTCTTTGTCATTATACTTAACTTTGTTTTTTGCTAGGTAATGCGCAAGTCCAATATAACCAACACCTAATGAACGTCTTGCTTTAGTGCTAATCTCAGCTGCCTTAATTGGATAGTTTTGATAGTCGATAATTTCTTCTAATGCACGTACTGCTAGTTCACATAGTTCTTCTAAGTCATCTAATGACTTGATAGTACCTACATTAATAGCACTTAGAATACACAATGCAATTTCACCTTCTGGATCATCAATATGTTCTAGCGGTTTTGTAGGCAGTGTAATCTCTTGGCACAAGTTACTCATATAAACAGTGTCTTTGAATGAACTGTGTGTATTAGCATGGTCGACATTCATAATATAAATGCGTCCTGTTTCTGCTCTTTCTTTGATTAGTGCTGAAAAAAGTTCCATTGCAGGAATAGTTTTCTTTTTAATGCTGTAGGCACGTTCATATTTTTCATACAATGTTTGAAACACGTCCGGATCCCCAAAATATGCTTCGTATAATCCCGGTACGTCGTGGGGGCTAAACAATGTAATGTCGCCGCCCCCGAGCAACCTTTCGTACATTGTTTTGTTAAGTTGAATAGAATAATCCAACTTACGAACTCTATTATCTTCTGTGCCTTTGTTG